CCTGACAGATCTTGACGCCCTTATCATGACACAATATCAACTTGTGGCTGCCATTGCTAGGATGCCGGCCACAAAACTTTTGGGGACTTCCCCAAAGGGATTTAACGCCACAGGTGAATTTGAAAGCCAGACATATTATGATTTACTTGAATGCATCCAGGGCGAAGATTCTGAGCTGCTTGATAGACATTATCAGATACTCATAAGGTCTGAGATAATTGGAAAACATAAAATCAATCCGTTTGAATTCGAAATAAATTGGAAGCCTTTGGAATCTCCTTCCGGAAAAGATATATCAGCTATTAATTTTCAGAATTCTCAGACTGATTTAAATCTGGTTAGCGCTGGAAGCATAGACGGTGAAGATGTAAGAAATAGAGTTATTGCGGACCCTAACAGCGGTTATGATGGGATTGAACCATTTGAAGACCGTGAGGATATTGAGGTAGAGGAAGAAACTGAAATTGAATAAAAAGTCTGCAGTATCATCAGATATTCAGATGCGGTCCGTATCACCAGAAAAATAGATACGTCCGGGAGTATCGCCAAAAACACAGATTTACCCAGGGAAAAAACAGATGGCTAAAATGAAATTTACGAAGAAAAAGAAGAGATGGATTAATCAGTTCAAGCCCACTGCCGTCATGCGCGGGACCCCTCTTTTGTACAATGTGTCAGTCCAGCAAAAGTATGTTAAGGACCTTGAAAAACTCATGACTGAAATGATCAAGGAGACAGAAAAAGAGGTTAAGCAGATTTACAAAACTGATGCCTCAAAAGATTATTTCACCATGGATGCCAGTATTGCCAGCACTGCCCGGATAAGATTAAATAAGCTTCTTGAAAATGTTAAGAGTCTGGTTAATTCTAAATCAGAAACCATGGTAAAACGAATGCTTGTGGGTACTGATAAAACAGCGAAGAGTACATTAAGCAAAAGTCTCAAGGAGTTATCCGGAGGTCTGTATATAAAAACTGACTTTGAAACAGCTGGAACAAAAGAGGTCATAACTTCCTCATTAAATGCTAATGTGGATTTGATAAAAACCATATCCGGGAGTTACACAGAGCAGGTCCGTGGTGCCGTGAATCGATCTATCCAGGAAGGTGGAGGACTTGAGACACTTATACCGGAAATGAATAAGCTATTAAAAAAACAGGCAAAGCAGACTCTCAATAAGGCTAAAAATGTTGCTCTCGACCAGACCCGGAAAGCATACACGGCTATTAACAAATCCAGAATGGAATCAGTAGGCGTCACCAAATTTGAATGGGTACATAGTGGTGGAGGTCGTGAACCAAGGCCACATCATAAAACTCCCTTTCCTAATGGATTGAACCATGGTATATTTGACATTAACGATCCACCCGTGATAGATAAAAAAACAGGTGAGGTCGGTTTGCCTGGTCAGGCTATAAACTGCAAATGCTTCATGAAGCCCGTTATTGTTTTTGATGAAGGAGAACCAGTTCAGTGACAGCAAGAAATTACGACATAAACGGATGGTTTGAAGTTAAAGACAATCCTCTTTCTAAAGTTGGAGTATTCCCATACTCGGGAGCCATGATTGACGCCTCTGGGGAATTTGGTCTTGATCAAAACAAAATATACAATGTATTGAGACCACAGGAAGAGTTAGAAGATTCTGAATGTCATGAGTCACTTAAATTATTGCCTTGGATTGATGGTCATGTGATGTTAGGTGATGACTTTAATCTCACACCAGCTGAAGAAAAAGGAGTAAGCGGTGTAATTGGTGAGGACATATACTTTGACGAAAAAGACCTTACTCTTAAGGGAAACGTTAAGGTATTTGCTGAGAATCTTAAAGACGAGATTGATAAAGGAAAGCGTGAACTCTCTTTAGGTTACCGTTGTAAATATGAAAAAGAATCCGGGATTTTTGACGGTGAAAAATATGATTTTGTGCAGAGACGTATAAGAGGGAATCACCTTGCTTCAGTTGATCAAGGTAGGATGGGGCCGGAGGTTGCCGTGTTGGATGGCAATCTCTTAACATTTACACTAGATAGTAAGGAGTTAGTTATGACACCAGAAGAAATGGGGAAAGCTATAAAAGGCTTACTCGAAAGCGTCAAGGCTCTGTCTGAAAAAGTTTCCGGTATGGATGCTAAGGCAGCAAAGGCCAAAGATGAAGACGAATTGAAAAAGGCCGAGGATGCAAAAAAAGCCGAGGATGAAGAGGTCTTGAAAAAAAAGAAAGAAAAAGAGGACCTCGAAAAAACCAAAGATGAAGAGGATCCGGAAAAAAAGAAAAAAGATGATTCCGCAATGGATTCTCTTGTCTCTGACAACAACGATCTTAAAGAGACCGTTAAAACTCTTCAGGCCACTGTTGATTCATTCGAAAAAACAGGAATGAAAACGTTAATCAAAACGATTAGCGCACGTGATGCTCTTGCAAAGAGTCTTTCAAATCATGTGGGTACTTTTGATCATTCAGAAATGACACTTGATGAAGTGGCAGTGTACGGAGCTGAAAAGCTTGAATTGAAATGTGAAAAAGGTTCTGAACTGGCAACCGTAAACGGATTCCTTCATAACCGTGATGTGTCTCAGACTGTGACACTTGATTCAAAAACTGATGGTAAATCAATGGATGGTCTCGACGATTATATCAAGGGATCGAAAAAATAATAAGAGTGAATCAGTGACTTGATTTTGTTATTATTTTAAGGGAGAAAAAAACATGAGTTTTCAGAGTTTAGTAAGACTGGCACAGACGAACGGAATTATAGGTGAAATTATTTATGATGGTCCTCATCGATTAAGACCGTTGAACGTAAATTCAAATGGAGGAACACCAAATACAGTCGGTAAGGCATTCACGTATGATTCCGCTGTAGATGGTGAAGCAGGTCCGGGTACAGTTGGCGGTGGAGCATTCGCCGGTATCCTTGCCATTCCAAAAAGTTATGCATTAAATGGAACGGTTGCTGGTGGATCTCTTGCACCTACACTTGACCTTCCGGATTATACAAATGCTGAACTTCTAAGCATGGGTACAATGATTGTTGACCTTACAATTGTTGATACTGGTAAAATCGGTGAAGGAATTTTCTTTGTAGACGCAACCGGAGCCCTTGGATCAGGTACGGCTGCCGCTGGTCAAACCCAGATCACAAATGCAAAGATTGACAGGGAAAATATTTCCGGTGCCGGTCTTGCGATTATCACATTAACTGAACCTGCATAGAATCAATTAACCGAAGCTGGATAAAAATATTAACCGAAGCTGAGGAGAGGTAAATTAAATGAGAAGAGAATTATCACATCTGAGAGCGTCACAGGTCAGGCCATTTGTAATGGGCATGGATGCCGTGGCAAATTTTCAGGATCTTAAAAAAATCGGAATCTGTTTTGATAATGCTGACGTCATGAAAATGATGGCATTCGCCATGGATGCCGATCTTGTTGCACCAATTACAACCGCCAGCGTAACCACCCCGACTCAGTTTCTTCAGGCGTGGCTCCCTGGATTCGTTGAAATTATCACGGCTGCCCGAAGGATTGATGAGCTTGTAGGAATCACTACTCAGGGACGTTGGGAAGATGAGGAAATTGTCCAGGGAATCATGGAGCATACTGGAGAGGCAGTTCCTTATGGAGACCTTACCAATATTCCACTTGCCAGCTGGAACGCAAACTTTGAACGTAGAACTATTGTGCGATTCGAAGAGGGCATGCAAGTTGGAAGGCTTGAGGAAGCCAGAGCCGCAGCAATGCAGGTAAGCTCCCCTGAAAATAAAAGGTCAGCCGCTGCAAGTGCACTCGAGATCATTCGAAACGTTGTCGGATTTTTCGGATATAATTCCGGACTTAACAGAACTTACGGACTGTTGAATGATCCAGGACTTCCGGCATATGTCAACGTTCCGGTAGGTGCAAGTACTGATACTGAGTGGGCAACTAAAACTTTTCTTGAAATCACAGCCGATATCAGGGAGTCCCTTTCTGCCCTAAGAATTCAGTCTCAGGATAGAGTTGATCCGAGTAGAACGCCTATTGTTCTGGCTCTTGCAATGACCGCGAGAGATTACATGAGCGTTACATCTGAATTTGGTAATTCCGTTGCTCAGTGGTTAAAGGAAACTTATCCAAATGTAAGAGTTGAATCCGTTCCCGAGTTTGACGCGGCCAACGGTGGAGACAATGTTTTCTATCTGTACGCTGAATCTGTAGATGATGAATCCACAGATGATAGCAGAACTTTTGTTCAGGTTGTTCCCGCTAAATTCCAGACTATTGGAGTGGAGCAGAACGCAAAAACGTACATTGAAGATTATACGAATGCAACGGCAGGAGTATTGACAAAAAGACCTTACGCAGTTGTGAGACGGTCCGGTATTTAGTCAATGTAAGAAAAATGTAATAAAATACCTTTGACCACCGCACTTAACTTTTAATGATCAGGAGCGTAAAATGAAAGACATATTTATTTGTTCAAAAATGGCTGGAGATAATGCATATACGACATGGAAGAAAAAAGGAAAAGGCGGGAATGATCTTCCCAGGAAAGAAAGACAGGTTTTGATTCATGGCGGGACTGGTGTCATTAACAAAGCATTGGTTACTCCTTTTGGTGTTGTGACTAAAATTACGGCTGATCAGCTTGCGCTTTTGAAAGAAAGTTGTAAACCTTTTAACAGACATGTTGAAGCTGGATTCCTTAAGATCCTGGAAAAAGATCCTACCCCAAAGGCCATTAAATCCATGGCAAGTGATATGGCTACAGATAAGTCAGAACAGAAAAAACCTTCTGATTTTAAAAAGAAGAAAGATAAAAAATAATAACGGAGCTCGGGCATGGCAACCATAACCTTTGACATAGATAAATTTAGATTACAATTCCCTGAATTTTCAAACGTGATCACCTATCCTGATGTTATGCTCCAAATGTATTGGGATATGGCAACCTGTTATGTTAGTGATGAGGATTATGGTTGTCTATCTGGATCATGCCGGGAACTTGCACTTAATCTTATGACAGCTCACCTCGTTGAAATCGGGACCGGGACAACAAGCGGAGACGCTCCGGCCTTTGTATCATCTGCAACTGTGGATAAAGTATCTGTCAGTACAGTCCCGCCACCCCAAAGAGATCAGTATGAATGGTGGTTATCTCTTACCTCATACGGTCAACAACTTTTAGCATTGCTTAAGGCTAAATCCGTTGGTGGTTGTTATATCGGTGGAAGTCCAGAAAGGGCAGCATTTAGAAAAGTTGGAGGCTATTTTTAATGGCAAGTTTTACCAGAGAGGGTCCAGGATTAGAGGATATTATAAAAGCTCTTAAATCTTTGCACCGATTAACAACTTCTGTGGGTTGGTTCCCCGGTGCCAAGTATGAAGACGGTACTCCGGTTGCTTATGTCGCCGCTATCCAAGAATATGGAACAACGTTCACGCACCCTGGTGGAACTAAATATGTTATCGGTGAAGATGGTAAGGCTGTATTTGTTAAAAATAATTACTCTGGGAAAATCGCAGGAGTTACTAAGCCTCATAAAATAGTTATTCCACCACGTTCATTCATGCGAACGACTATTGAAGAAAGAAAAAAAGCGTGGGCCGATTTAGCAAAATCAGGCTCAAGGGCTGTGTTTGTTGGTAATTCAACACCTATGCAAGTTATGAC